ACTCCACCTGCGACCCCGCCTGCGACCCCACCTGCTTCTACCACCTGGTATTGCACTGAAAGTTATCAAGGCGGAGGTGTAGGAAATTGTGGATATTCAACAAGTTCATCTAACAACTCAGCTTCAGGAAGTGGTTATTCACGCAGTTGCTCAACTAGTGGATATCCTGATTGTATGTCTACTGGACCAGCTACTCCACCAGCAACTCCACCAGCAACTCCACCTGCGACCCCGCCTGCGACCCCACCTGCGACCCCGCCTGCGACCCCGCCTGCGACCCCGCCTGCTTCAACTCCACCTGCAACTCCACCTGCGACACCGCCCGTTAAATACAAGTGCTTGTCACCAGAAGCTGATGTATTTACAAAACTAGGACCAGTAAAGGCAAAAGATATTTCGGTAGGCGACATTGTATCTACAATAAGTAAAGATTATATTGATATAGAGTCAATACTTTCAAATAAAACTTCTAAGGCTTTACCAGAAGAAATTAATTTTGTAGACGCAGAAGTTGTTTCTGTAGAGATAAAGCAATCTAGACTAATAGGATTTAATGAGCTTGGAATGAACTACTCTATAACTCAACCTGTGTTTATTAAAACTTCAGAAGGCATAGAGTATAGAAATGCTGGAGATATAAATATTAATGACGTACTTGTTTCTGTAGACAAAAATGGAATGGTGTCAGAAATTTATGTAGAGTCCATTCAGATTGATGATCAAATTTCTTCTGTTTATGACATAAGAACATCTCCAGAGCGCTGGTTTATTGTTAACTCTTTGGTAGCCATAGCCTAATATTTATGATATAATTATAAAAAAGGAGATATAGTGTCTAGAAAATCAGATATTGGCGGAGAAGTATTTATTGTTTTAGTTGATAATGAGTATGCTGGTTGGTTTAATATACCAGAAGGAAATGCAAGCACAGAGATATTAAGATCAGCACTATCTAGTAATCCAACAATAGTAAACTTTACAGATTTATCTATAGATATTCCAGATCTTCCAAACCAAGCAGACGGCTGGATTTGGGACGGAACAAGATTTAATAAGCAGTAAAATGTCATCAAGGTGGAAAACAATAAAAAACAATCTGGCTGATCCAAATACAGTTAAGCCATGGGACTTGCTTGATCCTAAATCAGAATGGGTTGATGATGAAGTTAGAAACTCAAGGTATTCAATTTGTCAGAAATGTCCAGAGTTTATTTCTTTAACAACTCAATGTAAACAATGTGGGTGCGTAATGAAACTAAAAACTGGTTTAGAAAAAGCTACATGCCCAATAGGGAAATGGTAATGTCAAAAGAAGAACTTTTCCCAGGTGTTGCTATATATAAAAATGCAGTTAATGATATAGGTACCCTTTTTGATTTAATGAAAAAGCTTGAATATATAGATATTGGCGGACCCAGAGACGTTGGTCTTTCTTTTATTAAAGAAGGATCAGAAGACAAAAACATTATACAGATTGAAAAAATATTAGAGTCTTCTATTAATAAACATCTAGATGAATATTGTGATAAATATGGTATTCGTGGGATTATGCCAGAACAATGGCAGCTTGTTAGGTATGGAAAAGGACAAAAATTTGCAACACATTTAGATGAAGATTGTGAAAACCCAAGAACAGTTTCCATAATCATGTATTTAAATGATGACTACTCTGGAGGAGACTTAGAGTATATTTGGTTTGATAAAATATATAAGCCAAAAGCTGGTGATCTTTTAATCTTCCCGTCTAACTATATTTATTCACATAGAGTTAACGAAGTTACTTCAGGCACTAGATACGCAGTTGTAAGGTTCTATAAGTGGGAAACATTAAAAAATGTTTCAAACTTAAGGGTCTATTAAATGAAAATAAATTATATGAAAGTAGAAAAATGAATATCATAGATATGACCCCCCCTAATATTAGAATTGTAAAAAACTTCTTGTCAAAAGAGGAGTGTGAAAACATACTAAAAGTAAAAGAACTGTCAGAAGAGCTATGGGCACTAGATTATAATATTAACTACCCTAAAGGAAACGATGTTGCAGAAAATCTTCAGTATTCAGTTTCTCAATGGGACGGAATGTGCATAAACATAACTAATCCAGGTTTTGCAGAAAGATATGGCTTAGACCCAGAATATTACAAAGATCTTGCAGATAAAATTAAATTTCATATTGAAAAAAGATTTAGTGTTGATACTTTAAAAACAGAACAATATTTAATTAATAGATGGAGGGTAGGCAGAGAGCAAACACCACACATAGATTATTTTTATGAAGAAGAACCAGGTCATGATTATGAAAAGCTGGCAAAAAATAATCTACCTAAATCATTTCTAGACACTTTTGGAAAGATGTTTCAAACAAAACATTATTCATCGTTAATCTATTTAAATGAAGACTATGAAGGAGGAGAGCTGTACTTCCCAGAACATAACTTTCAAGTAAAGCCAGAAGTCGGCACTTTGATTTGTTTTAAAGGAGACGAAAACACTCTTCATGGAGTTAAAATGGTTACTTCTGGAATAAGGTATACAATATCTTTGTTTTGGGAAGATACAGAATATATCAATAAAATACCTGTATTATAAATGCCAATAGGATATAATTGACTAAGTAACAAGACTTACACAAGGGGGTAGCCAATGGCCACCAGTTTTCCAAACAATCTAGACGAATTAATTAACCCAAACGGTACTGATCAATTATCAGCACCATCACATTCAGAACAGCACTCAAATGCAAACGATGCAATTGAGGCTCTTCAAGTAAAAGTTGGAGTAGACGGTTCACAAGACCCAGATTCTTTAACTTACAAAATTAACGACATAGTCACTATTCTAGGAGATCTAGACAACAGCACAGATAACGTTATAGAGCTTCTTGGACTAGAGGGCAACAATGACCTTGCAGTTTATGGAATTGAGAATGCAACAAATGTAGATTCTTTTTCAAAAGCAGTATGGAGAACAGCCAAGTATGCTTTGCAAGTAACAAAAGGCTCAGAAATTTATACTTCAAGCATAGTAGTTTCTCATGACGGAACAGACATTTTGGTTTCAGAGTCAGACATGATATCAAACACAAACAACAGCATATTTACTTATACATTTGAAGAAAATTCAGGTATAATTAGTTTAAGAATCACCCCTGTTTCTGGTGAGATCGCAGTAAGATTTACAAGAACAGCTTTAAAGGCATAATAAAAAAAGCAGTAAGAGGAGTCATATAAATGGCAACATTAACAAAAAACTTTAGAATTAAATCGGGCCTCATTGTCGAAGGTAACACAGGTACAATCGGTGGTCAAAATATACTTACAGAAACAGGTGGAGATCAATATATCCTCAACCTTGTTGGTGGAGCTACCCTTGTAAAGTCAGTAGATACAGGCGTATTTAATGTTGATGGCGCAGGTAACCTTACAGTAAATGCCAATACATTTGATGCTTACGGTGCCGCCTCAGCAGCACAGTCAGCAGCAGCAACCGATGCTACAAATAAAGCAGACGCTGCACTTTCATCAGCACAGTCATATGCACAAACTGCAGCAAACAGTGCACAAACTGCAGCAGAAGCAACAGCATCAGCTGACGCAACATTTAAAGCTAATCAAGCTCGATCAAATGCAGAATCCTTTGCTACAACCGCTGCAAATGCCGCACAAGCAGCAGCGGAAGCTACCGCAGCAACAGATGCAACAAATAAGGCAAATGCAGCACAGTCAGCAGCAGAATCATTTGCTACAACAGCTGCAAATAATGCTCAGTCCGCAGCAGAAGATTATGCAGACAACAAGATCGATGACGCTTCAAGCGCTTCAGATAAGGTCTGGTCAGCATACAAGACAAGCACAGAAATTGGTCTTGCTCAGGCAGCAGCAGAGCAGCATGCAGATGATGCAGTTGCAGCACTTGTTGGCTCAGCACCAGCAGTCCTAGATACAATTCAAGAGTTGGCAACAGCACTTGAGAATAATCCAGATATCATTGCTGACCTTGAGAATGTTGCAGCAGGAAAGCAAAATACATTAACACCAGGCGCAAACATTGATATCTCAAACGATACAATATCTGTAACTGGTCTTGATTCAGAAGATATTTCAAACTTTACTGCAGCAGCACTTGCAGCAACAGCATCAGCATATGATGCAGCAGGATCTGCTTCAGCAGCACAGACAGCAGCAGCAACCGATGCTACAAATAAAGCAAATGCTGCAGATGCCTCAGCAAGAGGATATGCAGACAGCCTAGCATCTAACTACGATGCAGCAGGATCTGCTTCAGACGCACAGGAAGCAGCAGAATCCTATGCTAATGATCTTGTAGACGATCTAACAGCAGGAATAACAGCATTTACAGAAATAAATGTAAATTCAGAAGCCAAGCAAATTGCAGCTACATCAGCATCATTAGGATCAGTTGTAGTTACAGCTTACCAGTGGCCAAAGGCGGATTACCGCTCAGGTAAGTTCCTTGTTAAAATTGACAATGGAACACATAACGAAATATCAGAAATTCTAGTAACTCTAGATTCATCAGACAACGTAGCAATTACAGAGTATGCAATCGTTGGAACTAATGGAGCAAGAGGAACAATCACAGCATCAGTATCTGGTGCAAATGTTCAGCTAAGAGTAGATCCAGTAAATGATTCAACAATCAAGGTAACTGGAACACTTCTTAAATAATTAAATAAAGGTTTTGGGGGATTCCTTAAAAATCCCCCACAATAACAATTAGGGGATACGTGAACTTAAATGGCAACAGTAAATAAAAATTTTAAAGTAAAGAATGGGTTAAATGTAGCAGGAACTGCAACATTTGATACAGACATAGTTTTAGGGTCAGCCCCAATATCTTTTGATACAACAACAAATAGGCTCAAGGTTCAGATAGACGGAACTTGGCAGCCTATTGCTTTATACTCAGAAATTCCAAATGAAGCTAGCATGCTTACATTTATGGATGTCGGATTGGCTATTGATTACAATGGTCAACCAACCTATATAATTCAGGCAAACGGAGTAACTCCATCAGGAACTAACAAGTTCATATCTGGTGGGGATCCAACTACTTCAGAGTTTGGAATTGTTTTCGATTCAGGAGCATTGGTAGCATAATGCTAAAGCATAATCGTTTAAATGCTATAATTTCAATAGATCAAATTAAAGGGGTGGCATAATGTCAACAGTAAGAATTCAAGTAAGAAGAGGTACAGCCTCTGAATGGACCGCAGCAAATCCAGTATTAGCTGCAGGTGAAATGGGTGTTGAAACAAACACTAATAAATTTAAATTTGGTAATGGTACAGATGCATGGACATCTCTTTCATATGCCGCTTCTGATTCACAGGCAATCGGTGAAATTTCACAAGATGCTATAAATCAGGCTCTATCAGTAGGAGACGGATTAACAAAGGTTTACGACGATAACGCTAACACAATGGTAGTTGCGGTAAACACAAGCACAATTGCAACAAAGACCTTTGCTACATCAGAAGCAACATCAAAGGCAAATGCTGCACAAGCAGCAGCAGAAGATTACACAGATACTGCAGTAAATGCAGTAAATAACTCATTGTCAGGATATTTAGAGACAGGAGATAGAGGAGTAGCTAACGGAGTTGCTTCATTAAATGGCTCAGGCAAGCTTCCAGAAAGCGAATTACAGCTAAACGGTCTTACTTCATCAATTTCAACAAGTGGATCAATAAGCGCAGAGAACGTAACAGTTTCTGGCAACCTAGTAGTTAATGGAACAACAACTACACTTAATACTCAAAACTTTACAGTAGAAGATACACTTCTATACATTGGTGAAGACAACCACTCAAATCAGCTAGACCTAGGTTTTATAGCCGCTCATGATGATGGCACATACAACCACACTGGTCTTGTAAGAGATGCTTCAGTAGGCAAATGGAAGCTTTTCAAGGGTGTAACAGACGAACCAACTACAACAGTCAACTTTGCTCAAGGATCACTAGACGACCTTGATGTAAATGAACTTGGTGCAAACATTGTAGACGTAGATACTTTGACAGTAAATACTTCAATTGTTATCCCAGCAGGCTCTATTAATACAGCAGATATTTCAGACTATGCAGTAACTGAAGGCAAAATAGCTTTAAGCTCAGTAGGAATTGCAAATCTAAAATCAGATGCAGTTTCAACTGCTAAAATTATAGATGGAGCAGTAACTTCAGATAAAATTGCAGATAATGCAGTTTCATCAGCTCAGATACTTAATGAGTCTGTAACTGAAACAGAAATTGCTTCTTCAGCAGTAACCGAAACAAAAATTGCAAACAGCGCAGTAACAACAGCAAAAATTGCTGACGCATCAGTATCAACTGCAAAGGTAATTGATGGTTCAATTACTGAAAGCAAGATTGCAGAAAATGCAGTAACTAATGATAAGATTGCAGCAGCAGCAATCACAAATGCAGAGATAAGCACAACAGCGGCAATCGCTCAAAGTAAGATATTTGGCTTAACAGATGCACTTGACCTGCTTGCTTCTAAAGAAGCTCCAACATTTACAGGAACTGTTGTGCTTCCAAGTACAACATCAATTGGAGATGTTTCTTCAACAGAAATTGCATACCTAAATGGCGTCACATCTTCTGTTCAAACACAGATTACAGCAGCTGGAACAGCAATTTCAAACCATGAATCAGACACAACAAATATTCATGGAATTGCAGATACTTCACTTCTAGCAACTACAGCAAATGTAGCAACAGCTAAAACAGAAGCAATTACAGCAGCTGGAACAGCAGCAGATGCAAAGGTATCAACTGCAGTAGCAGCACTTACAAAGTCTTCAGTAGGACTTGCAAATGTTGATAATACTTCAGATGCAAATAAGCCAGTATCTACAGCACAGGCTTCAGCAATTGCAACTGCTAAGTCAGAAGCTATTGCAGATGCAACAGCTCAGGTAAATGCAGTAATTGCATCAGCTCCAGCAGCCCTCAATACACTTGATGAGCTTGCAGCAGCCCTTGGTGATGACGCAAACTTTGCAACAACAATTACAAATGGTCTTGCAGCTAAGGCACCAATTGCTTCACCAACATTTACTGGAACAGTAACCGTTGCAGCAAATGGTATAGCGTTTACAGATAAGACACAGACACGGGCTGGTGTACCATCACTTACAACAATTACATCTGCTGTTTCATCTAACGTAACATTAGATGCACTAGGAACAGATGCTGCAGTAAGAGACTCATTAGTTCCTCTATCAGGAGCAGTAAACGTAAGCTTTGAAGCAACAGGAAATGCTAAATATGCAATCGGTTCTTCAATCAACTTCTACCAGTCATCAGGCACTGGCGCAAACATAACTGGAAACGGAATTACAATTCTTTCAACTCCAGGATCAACACTAAGAACTACAAACTCATCAGTAACAGCTACTAAGATTGCAGCAACAACATGGTTGTTAGCTGGAGACTTAAAGGCATAATTGGGAAATAGGAGAAAAACATGTCAAAAAATATAGGTAGAAAGTCTTCCGCCCAAGATAACTTTATTGGACCAAATCCAGTAACGGGTGTCACAGCGTCTGATATTGGAACTGGCAGAGCATTTAATGATGGAGCCATTACAGTATCTTGGACAGCACCAGTTGGAGGAAACGAAGTAACTGGATACAAGGTATATGATGGAGCAACAGTAAAAGCTACAGTTCCATTTGGTACAAACACAGCTACAATAACTGGTTTAACAGGAGGAACATCTTACACGCTATCAGTAGCCTCTTATGACAGTTACCTTGATAACAATTCAAATGCCGTAGCAGCTTCTGCTGTTACAGCAACAACAGTTCCAGCTGCACCATCAGCAACTGCAACAGCTGGAGTCAATCAGAATACAATTTCATGGCCAGCTCCAAATAATGGTGGAAAAGCAATTACCAACTACTACGTAGCTGGTAATGATGGAACAAGCGGAAACACAGCAGGGTTAACCATAAACATTGCAGATACTGCCAATACTTCACAGTATTACAATGTTTATGCAGATAATGCCAATGGACGGTCAGCAGCTTCAGCAAATACAGCTACTGTCACTACACAGGCACCATTCTTCCCGCCGTTCTTCCCACCAAGCTTCTTTGCACCACCAAGCTTCTTCGCACCGCCAGGATTCTTCGCACCGCCAGGATTCTTCGCACCGCCAGGATTCTTCGCACCGCCAGGATTCTTCGCACCGCCAAGCTTCTTCGCACCGCCAGGATTCTTCGCACCTCCTGCGTTCTTCGCACCGCCAGGATTCTTCTCGCCACCAAGCTTTAAGGGTAAGTGCTTAGCACCAGAATCAGTAATATTTACTACTGAGGGATGGGTTAAGGCAAAAGATATTAAGGTTGGACAGAAAGCAATTACAGTTAATGGCAATGATATTAATCTAGAATCATTGTCAAACAATAGCACATCGTCTGCCCTTCCAAGCAAGGTAGATCTTGTAGAGACAGAGGTTGTTTCTGTAACAGAAAAAACTTCAACGTTAATTGGATTTAACTATAGAGGCAAAGATTACTCAATCACACAGCCTATATTCATAAAGACAGAAGACGGCATTTCCTACAAGAATGCTGGAGATATCCAAATAGGTGAAATCATTGTCCAGATAGACAAAGATGGAAACATAACAGAATCTGCAGTAACTTCAATTGAAAAAGATGATTCAGAGTCAACAGTATATGATGTCAGAACATCGCCGCAGCCTTGGTTTATAGTAAATAACTATATAGTCATAGCTTAAATAGACATAAAAAGAGGGGTGGCCTACGGGCTGCCCCTCTTTTACTATTGTGTTTATAAATGCAAAATGATACAATGAAGTCATGACTACTATAAATAACCAATTTGGATTTTCTTCAAAAGAAGAGCTTTTCCCAGGCGTATGGGTATACAGAGATGTAATTAAAAAAGATCTAGATGTAATAAATAGACTAAATAGAATTGGTGAATCTGCAGTTCAGGACAACGAATCAAGATTCGATTGGACCTTTGGCTTTGTTGGCTATAATACAAAACTGCCATCTTATAGAGATTGTGAAGATATTAAAATAGCAGAAATTGAGAACCCACACACTAATACGCAAAAGTTAGTTGGAGAACTCTGGTCAGATTTAAAAAAGGCACAGGATATAGCTGTTCAGGACTATTGCTCACGGTACAACGTTAAGATGAATTACTGGGAGGTTATGAACTGCATTAGATATGGGAAAGGACAGCACTTTCAAGAACACGCAGACCATGGATTTTCATATAGCGCAACAGTCTCTCTGGTTGCATATGTAAATGATGATTATACTGGTGGTAATTTATTTTTCCCAAAGCTTGGCTTAGATATTAAGCCAAGAGCTGGAGACCTTTACATTTTCCCTTCAACCTACTTGTTCTCTCATAGAGCAATGCCAGTAGAAGATGGAATGAAGTTTTCAATAGTCACAATGCTTGACTACAATGATCATGCTCATAGAGAAGAGTTTGTTCAAATGAGAGCTAAATGGGTTGAAGAAGATGCCAAAACTGGCAGAAACTCTTATGCATAACATAAAGGCTTATGTTATAAGAGAAGGTTATGGAGAAGTAGCACCATTATCTATTAAAAGAGAATGGATGGATAATACTTGGGACGCACACGCATATAAATGTTTTCCAGTAGGACTAACAAACCAGCTTGGCTGGGGAATATCTTTTCCAGAAGACATATCTTTCATTTGGGATGGAATATCTGACAGCACACCAGATCATGTAACAATTCTGTCTGGAGAAAAGTACGCCTACTCTGGAAGAGCAAATGCCACTATAAGCTTTAATACTGGCTTAATGTTTTCTACAGATAATAACACTAGCCTACTATCAATGCCAGTTCCTAATTTATTTATTGATGGAGCAGTTCCTTTTACTACATTAGTAAGCACATCTTTCTTTAGAGGAGAGCTGCCATGCGCTTGGATGATAACAAAGCCAAATGAGGTAATAACAATAAAGGCTGGCACTCCAATAATTGCTATACTGCCAATAGACCTAGAAGGACTACAGCACTCCGAGATAAACTTTGAGCCAGTCGAGTCCTTACCAGAGTCTGCTTTTGACTCAAATGAATACTCTAACGTAATCTATGAACTAAATAGAAAAGCAATATGGTCTAATTTTTACAGAGATGCTGTAGACCACCTAAAGAACTCTATAGGGAAACACCAAGTAAAAGCAATTAGGCTAAAGGTTAATACTTTAAAAAATAGAAATGATACAATGGATATATGAAACTAGAAAATAGCTGGTCGCATGAACCCCCAAAATCTATAACTCCTTCGGGGTTTTTTGGAGACTCAATTAATAATATTGTTGAGATAAAAGATTTTCTTTCAGTAGAAGAGCGCAAGCGCTTGATGGATTTTGCATTAAACAATAAGATCTGGGACATAACAGAGACACATAGAGATGCAGATGGACTTGTTTTATATGACCATACAGTTTGGGAAGATAGAGTTTGTACATATAACTCTTTGATGGCATCAGACCCGTCGATACTTGAACTTATATACAGCATGATTAATAGATTAAAAATAGAAGTAGATGCTTTTTTTAATGTTGACGCAAAAGAGACTGGTCCAGCAATTGTTAGATGGCCAGTAGGAGCAAGACAAGAACCGCATGCAGATAAAGAGTTTCACTCTGGCCCAGAAAAAGGAAGAGCAAACGATTTCCCGTGGTATGATTTAGCTGGACTTTTTTATTTTAATGACGACTATGAAGGTGGAGAATTATATTTTCCACAGCATGGAATTGAATTCCAGCCAGTTGCAGGAGCAGCATATTTTTTCCCAGGCGATATGAACTATACGCATGGTGTACGTCCAGTTACGGCTGGAAATAGATTTACATCTCCATTCTTTTGGACGATACAAAAACATACAGGAGAAAAACAACCATGAGCGAATTAAACTATGTAGAACTTTATCCAAAGATTGACGTATATAGAAACGTCTTGGCAGATCCATCTGAGCTGTATGAAATTATGAATAAGTCTGAAAAGACTTCAGATGGCAAATACTTTTTAAAGACCTGGGATCCGTGGGCACACTTTGGAACCTATACTCAAAAAAAGCACCAAGGCGAAATTACTGAAGACATTAAGTCTGAAGAAATGTTTATTAAAGAAAAAAAGTTTGTTGAAGACATTGAGGAAGCTTATAATAAAGTAATTTTAGACTATGTAAGTAGACACAACATTGAGCTGCCAGAAGGATGGCATTTTAGTGGATGTTCATATTCAAAGTATCACGCTAAGATCGATACTTTACAAAATAATATGACTATGCAATACCATACAGATCACATAACTTCTCAAAAAGATATGCCTGGTGATAAGTTCTTTATAACTTGCACAATGTATATTAATGACGACTACGATGGCGGAGACATAGAATTTTATGTTGATGGAAAGTTCATTAACCATAAGCCAAAAGCTGGAGACATTTTGGTATTTCCTTCTACTGAGCCATATTTCCATGGTGTAAAAACTATTAACACAAATGAAAAATTCTTTGTTAGAAACTTTATTATGACTCCCCACAACGGAACAGAAGAGTGGCTAGCTAACCAAAGAAAATATGGTGCATATCGCTGGGCAAAAATGGAAGCAGAAAGAATTGATCATGATGATAAAAGAAATATGGTTTACTTCCAAGACGGTAAACAAGTTTCTTACGAAGACTATCAGGGTAAAAGAGATACTGGAGCAATGAATTAATATGGAAAGAGATATGATTATAACTAGACATAAGCCAGATATTGTGACTTATGAAAATTTTCTTACGCCAGAAGAATGCAAGGCTATCATTGATGTATTAGCAATCAAAATGGAAAAGGATCAGCTAAGATGGATGCCTATTTCATTTTATGAATCATATTCATCTGGCACTCCAGAGCTAAACGATCCAGATACAATTGCAGCTGGACTTCCAGGAGATTTCTTTCAAGATTTAAGACAAAGGGTTATCAATGCTACTGCTGATATGGCAGGTAAAGATCCTGAGCAAATGTCTCAAATTAGTTGGCACTCCCAGAGATGGGCACCAGGAGCATTTGCAAATATGCATTCTGACAACACATCTAACGATGGGGTTTCTGGAGCATTTACAAGAAGTAGATATGCCACATTCCTTTATTTAAATGATGACTTTGAAGATGGCGTATTAAACTTTAAGCATGGACTAACTATTGTTCCAAAAACTGGAACCTTAGTTACATTTGCAGGAGGCTTTCATAATATGCATGAGGTTACAACAGTTAAAAAATCAATTCGATATACTCTTGGATCATTCTGGGACGATAGAGAAGAAAGCGACTATCCTCAAGAAGTTAGAGATGCATGGGCCGAAGAGCTTAAGCAAGTAAGAGCAATGCAGGCAGATGAGGCTATTGAGTGGGAAGATTACAGAAATAAAGGCTTAAGAATAACCCCTCAAGGCATTCCATATCCAGCTTCTGAAGTGGAAAAATAATATGAATAACGAAGTTCAATTTAAGCAGTTTACCATGTTTGACTTGCAAGTTCTTGCACCAGATATTTGGTATTGGGATAACACTTTAAGTTTTCCAGAACATCTTAAGGGATTTATTGACGAAATAGATGAATACCCAGAATCTTATTCTAGAATATCTAAATGGGAAAACTGGACAGCAAGCAATGATGACAATTTAATTTATGGCAAAACAAAGACAATAAACAAAGCAAACCTTAGAACATCTACTGGATCAGATATTGTAGATAAGAAAAGTTTGTATATTGCAAACAGCTTTTTAATGGCTTTTCAAATGTGCACAGACAGATACTTAGCTGCACGTAATTTAGACAAGAATAACTATAATCTAAATTTAGATAGCATAACAATAAAGGCCTGGAACGAAGGGCAGTCTATGGGTCCACATTTTGATGGTCAGGATGGCAACAAAGACCTTGCCTTTTCTTTAGTTGCATATGTAAATGATGATTATGAGGGCGGAGAGATTAGCTTCCCAAATCACAATATTACAATTAAGCCAAAGGCTGGTAGCCTAATTATGTTCCCATCTCAGGAGCCATATATCCATGAAGTTAAGCCAATTACTTCTGGAACAAGATATATGAGCCCAGCACACGTATATATTAAGTAGATAGGTGGTATAATAAAAAAATGAGCACAGGAGTAAATGGCTGGAGATTTCCAGACTACACAGACACCCCAGACGTCCCCAGAGACCTTGGTAACCTTGGCGATGACATCGCAGCTTTCATAGAGGCTAATCCAGGCCCACAAGGCCCTTCAGGGACTTTACAGATAGGCTCTATAACTACTGTAAGTGCTTCTACTCCAGCATCTGTTACAAATGTTGGAACAGCAGAGAATGCAGTATTAAATATGCAAATTCCTAGGGGAATTGATGGCATTATTGGTGGACCAGGTCCAGCAAATGTATTGACCATGGGAACTGTTGTTGAGGGAGGATCAGCCTCCGCAACAATAACTGGAACAAGTCCAGAACAAATATTAAATTTAGTTTTACCACAAGGGCCTGTTGGACCACAAGGGCCACAGGGACCAGCTGGACCTACAACATTAGCAGTTGGAACTACAACTACTGGCGCTGCTGGGACCAATGCCACTGTCACAAATACAGGAACATCAACTGCAGCAGTATTTAACTTTACAATTCCAAGAGGTGCAACTGGCGCAACAGGTGCAACGGGACCTCAAGGAATACCAGGATCAAGTGCAACTATTGATCCAATCCCTACAACAATTTCATTAAATATTCCAACTACATCTGGTTACGGAGTAAATTCAAACTGGTACCCAATAGCAAACAATCTATATTCAATTGGGCAGCCAATAGATGCAGGCGCTGGCGTATCATCAAATAGATTTTGGAAAACAATATATTCTAATACTGGAACAATAAATACTTCAGACCAAAGACTAAAAACTGATATTGCAAGCTCGATACTCGGGCTTGATTTTATTAACGATTTAAATCCAGTAAGCTATAAATTTATTGAAGGTGGAAAAGAAATAGTTGATGGAGATACCATTTCGGTTCCTGGATTAAGAACTCACTATGGACTTATTGCTCAAGAAGTAAAAGAAGTTTTAGATGCATCTGGCGTAGAAGATTTTGCTGGCTGGGTAAAGATGGACACATCAGACGAAGATTCAATGCAGGGTCTTAGATACGATCAATTTATTGCACCATTAATAAAGGCAGTACAAGAGCTTACAGCGAGAGTTAAAGCACTAGAAGAGCAGTAAGACATGTCATATAAATATACTGTCTTGCAAGACCATCCACTTTCATTTTTTTTGTTAGATGAAGTTCGTTCTGGTGAAGCTGGTACATATAATAATTTACGCACACTTTACGCTACATATCAAGACTTAAAAGACAACGGAATATCATATGCAGCAGTAAGCGGGCTTCCAATAACTGATTACTCTGGCAACTCGATGGAGGGGTATGCTATTGAAACTTCAGATATGGAAGTTCTTCCAATTATTGGTGCTGGAGTAAGAGGAACTGAAATAAATGAAGCTTCTAATATAAGTCTTAAGGCGCTTGGAATAGGAACAAATAAGAATCCAGACAGCCCATTTGCATTTGAGATATGGTTTAGCCCAGACTATTTAGATACACAAGAGTACTTAGTTATGGGAGATTCTGAAAATGAAATTGGCATATTCTATAGTAATGAAAACATAATCTTTAAATGTGGACCAGACAACTCAGTTCATCATAAAATAACTAAAAATAAAGCTATGCATATTGTAGGTATATTCTCAAAAGACAAGATTTCTTTATATGTAAATGGGTTCTTGGTAGATGAAAAACTTACTACGTCTAGCTTTAAGTTCACAAATAGCTCAATAACAATTACACTTGGCCCAGCAAACACAGGCAAAAAATTTATCGTAGATTCTGCAGCAGTATATAATTACGAAATAGAAGACTTTAAAATACTAAAGCATTACATTGAAGGATACAAAGAAACAAAATATTCTCAGATTGTTTACTCTAAAGAAGGCATATTGTTTTCACTTAATGCACTCTCAATAAGACCAGACATATCTTATAGGTACCCTGGAATTAAGTCTTTAGACAAAATAGTTTCTGGCGATGCATATTACAATGCAGAATACAATAGAATAGAGTTCGCCAAAACAGATACTGCTGAAGAAAAGTCATTTGTGTTTGAGGATAGAATTTATGTTTCACGACCAGACAGCATTGTTTCCTCTAGGCTATCTTATGGACAAGATGTTGAAAACATTGTTGTAGAGGTTTCAGTTCCAGGAGAAGACTGGGCTGTGTGCAAAAACAACTCTCCAATTCCATACTATAATAAAAACCAAAATCTTCATAGTCCAATCTTAGACATAAGAGTAACAATGACAACGTCTAATTCCTCATTCGATCTACCATATTTTGACGGAATAGATATTGACATGTATTCGAATAAAGACTGCTACTCTGATAATTCCGCAGCTAAATTATATTCAGAGTACGACTATTCTTTGGGATACTACAATTATCCAGTAAGAATACAGAATCAATATAATGGACTTTCAATGATTGACGGACACGGGTTTTCTGTAGACCTACCAATTGAGCCAAGAACAATAGAAATGTTTTTTACCCCAAGAGAAGGCGCAAACGTATTATTTTCTTCTGATTCTGCAGAAATAAAGTGGGCAATCAGTGGAGTAATAACAAAAACTGGAATTAGTTCAATATACGTAAATGGGGTAGACGTAACAAATCAGACAAATGTGTCTTCCTTTTTCTTGGATAATGTGTCTCACCATGTGATACTGATTTTATCGGAAGCAGCTTTAAATATTAAATTTAATCAAAGCCAAGATGGCTTGGTATATGGAGGCTCAAATGCTTACAGCAACATAGCTTTCTATGAAAATGCATTTAGCCCATCCGAAGCTAATATTAATTATAAGCTGTATTGCTCAGATAACTCATATACGGTAACAGACCCAGGTATTACAGTGCAAGAAAGTGTATCTGGAGTTGACGACACAGCATACTTTACAAGATCTTTTGACGAGTAGCTTGCATAATTTGCTAAATATTGTCAGTCCGCTGTACATAAGCTGGACTTTTATTAGGAACAATGGTAAACTATTTAACATATGGACATCTTAAACCAAAAAAGTCAAATCATCGAAGAGACCACACTAGGCATATACGTGTGGGAAATGCCTGATGGCCGATGGATCGGTGACGACGATGGCAATTTTCTTTCTATAACATCTAAAAAAGGAAACCGCTCTAGAATGGCGGCACTGGCAGATGCAGTTAGACACTATGGTATTTATGAAGGCCAGCCTAAATTTTTGTCTGGAAGACGCAAGATTGATGATGAAGAATTTGAATATCAAAATCAAAGACTTAAGTGGGGTCTCACACCAGATCCACTAGATATTGGTGAATACAAAGACTCAGTATTAAGAGGAGGATCTGTAACATGACACAGTTTCTAGAAGATGGACCAGGCGATACTTATGAAGTATCAGTAAAAAATAGTTCAGATCTATTTTCATTTAAAAAAGAAAAAGAGCATATAGACCCATTTGCTATAGGGGTTGAAGAACTTAAAAAAGTAAGAGGCTTGGGAACTAATTTTAAAAGAAAAGTAAATAGAGATTTTGCAAAATCATTTACTGGAAAAGATGGAGCTGCAACACAACAAAATCTTCTTCAGCAGGCGGTCACTGGATATGCAATGTTCGACCTTGTCCAGCCAATATATAACCTAGAATATCTATCTCAAATATATGAAGTTTCAACATATAATTATGCTGCTATTAATGCAAAGGTTGCTAACATTGTTGGTCTTGGATACCAGTTTATGGAAACAAGAAAAACCAATGATGCCATTGATGCCATAACAGATGACAAGCAGCTTGAGAGAGCACGTAGAAAATTAAACAAGTTAAAGCAGGACCTACAAGACTGGCTCGACTCTACAAACGATGAAGATACTTTTACAGAAACTTTAATTAAAGTTTACACAGATCTAGAAGCTACAGGAAATGGCTACATAGAAATTGGAAGAACAACAGGCGGAGACATTGGATATATTGGACATATCCCATCTAAGACAATGAGAGTTAGAAGACTTCGTGACGGGTTCATGCAATTGCTTTACGGCAAGGCAGTATTTTTTAGAAACTTTGGAGACACAGAAACTCCAAATCCAATTGGAGATGTAGAAGATCGTCCAAATGAAATTATTCATTTAAAGAAGTATACTCCAATGAATAACTATTACGGAATTCCAGATATTGTAGCAGCACAGATGGCGCTTGCTGGAAATGAATTTGCTGGCAGATATAACCTAGACTACTTTGAAAACAAAGCGGTCCCAAGATATATTATTACAGTAAAAGGTGCTAAGCTTTCTCCAGAATCAGAAAGAAAGCTTTTAGAGTTTTTCCAGGTTGGATTAAAGGGCAAGAACCATAGATCACTTTATATCCCTCTTCCAGCAGATACTCCAGACAATAAAGTTGAGTTTAAGATGGAGCCAGTAGAAGCTGGCGCACAGGAATCCTCATTTAATATTTATAGACAATCAAATAGAGATGAAATTCTTTTGGCTCACAGAGTCCCAATTAATAAGATTGGTGTACCAGAAGGCGTCTCATTGGCAAATGCTAGAGATGCAGATAAAACATTTAAAGAGCAAGTTTGTCGTCCAGCCCAAATGAGACTGGAAAAAAGAATTAATTCAATTATTGAAGAAAAGACAGATGCACTTAAAATTAAGTTCGAGGAGCTAACTCTAACAGACGAAGATACTCAGTCACAAATAGATGAGAGATATCTACGTATGCAGGTAATTACTCCAAACGAAGTTAGAATTAAAAAGGGCATGATCCCAGTAGAAGGCGGAGACGAAATGGTGGAATTAAAGCCACAGCAGGCAGCTGATCAAAAAGCAACTGCTGGCAAAACAAGGGCTAGAGATTCCGAAAGGTCTGCCGCTTCTTCCGATAAAGTTGGAGAAGGCAGAAATGCAAAGGGCGATGGCAAAAAGGTTGACTAAACCTAATCAACTGCTATTTGCATTTTTAGATAGACACGTATAAAATTAAGCATATGAACATTGAAAAAGCCCAGTGGTCCTCCGACGGCCAAAACATTCATTTAGCTGTCCCATTCACAAAAGTGAATAGGGAGAACAGAACTGTTTCTGGCTTTGCTACATTAGACAATGTAGACCAAACAGGAGATGTTGTTACTGCAGAAGCAAGCATTAAAGCATTTGAAAGTTTCAGAGGAAACTTAAGAGAAATGCATCAGCCATTAGCTGTTGGTAAAGTTGTTTCATTTAAGCCAGAAACATACTACGATCAAAAATCTCAAACTTTTTATAATGGTGTTTATGTAACATCATACATTTCAAAGGGTGCACAGGATACTTGGGAAAAAGTTCTTGACGGCACTCTTTCTGGTTTTTCAATTGGCGGAAAAATTAAAGACTCAGATAATGAAGTTAATAAAGCAACAGGAGAAGCAGTTAGATTCATCAAGGAATATGATCTTGTAGAGTTGTCAATTGTAGATTCTCCAGCAAACGAAATGTGCAACATTGTTTCAATTGAAAAAATGAATGGCCAGCTTATATTCAAGGGCATGGCAGCAGATGTAGTTACAGAAAATATTTTTTATTGCGAAGAAAGCGACTCTGTTTTTATCTCGACAGACAAGACATACTCTTCTCCAGTTACTGGAAAAGAAGCTACGCTAATTGGCTGGGTTGAAAGCTCAGACATAAACAAATCAAAAGAGATAGATAAGATTCTTGCTTCATTCAAGAAGTCAAGAGTTCCGTTGCCTGCAACACAAACAATAGCAAAACAGGCAAACGTACAAGGAGGTAAT